ATATTTTCAGGCTTACCAGCGTTAAGTAGGTTTACGCTATCTATAGCGGCATCGTAACTGCGTTGGACTTCTTGTTCAGAGGTTAGTTCAATCATGTTATTTTCCTTTTAAGGGTGGGTTGCTTTATAAGCGTCAAATTCTGCTTTGAGTTCTTGGATTGCTGCTACTAACAATGGGACAACTTCTGTATATTGAACACCAAGATATTCTGTATCATCATCTTTGATTGATGCTGTTTTTGTAATTGCTTCAGGCAATACTTTTTCTACGCTTTGTGCAATTAAGCCAACACAAGGTTTATTTGATTCGTCAGATTTCCAAGTAAACTTAACTGCTTCTAATTGTGCAACATCATCTAAAGCATTAGTAAATGTTCCAGTTACATTTTTAAGTCTTGAATCAGAATTAGATGTCCAAGAAGTTCCACCATTTGCAAGAAATACACCATTAGAGCCGCCAGCAATAACAAAATATGCGTTTGCCACGTTGTCTGTGTATGTTTGAACACCTATTGTAGAACCAATTTGCAAGTTAATTTGAGAAAATCTACCGCTTGGATTTCTAAATGTCCAAGTAGAACCACCATTCCAATATCCAGCAGGGTTACCATCACCATCAGATAACACAATGTAGTTACTTGATGTACGGATGTCTAGACCGCCTTGATTGCCTGAATATCCGCCAAGGATGGTGTTTTTAGAGCCTGTGGTCATTAAATAACCAGCGGCAGTAGAAGCACCACGACCTACATAAGTGTTTCCTGTTCCTGTAGTTGTATTTAAACCAGCCGCAGAACCAACAAAACAGTTTTCACCCCCAGTTGATACATTTCCAGCTTGATACCCTACAAAAACATTTGAAGTTCCTGTAGTGTTTGTATATCCAGCTTGATAACCAACTGCTGTGTTATAAGATGCGGTGGTGTTTGCGTTAAGAGCATTTTCACCAATGGCAATATTAAAATTACCAGTAGTATTTGCTTGAAGTGCATTTACACCAAAAGCAGCGTTTGCACCGCCTGTAGTATTTAATTTTAAAGATTGATAACCTACGGCAGTGTTTTCGCCCCCAGATGTATTTGCTGCTAAAGAACTTACTCCAAAGGCAGTATTAAATGTTGTTGCACTACCACCCTTACCAACAGTAAGACCTGATATAGAAGCATCATTAGCTAAAGTTAAAGTAGTGCCATTAAAGGTCATATTGGCAGAACCTACGACTAAGCCACTAGAGTTATATAGGACTTGAGTAGTCGTAGAAGAACCTACGCCACCTTTAGTGCCAATAACTTGCACTACGCCAGCAGAATCTTTATAGAACAACTTGCCATCAGCAGTATTAATGGCTAATTCGCCAGCAACTAAATTACCAGCCGTAGGGACATTGGATGCGGTGCTGCTATAGTACAGGCTGATAGGCGTAAAATTTGTTTGGGCCATGATTAAATCCTTTTTTCTTGATTTCTAATTTTAAGAGATTCTGATATTTTTCTCTTGGTTTCTTCACTTCTAGGCTTTCCCAACCATGGGCCAGCACAACCTTGTTTTGTTGCTGATATTTTTGCTTTTGAATCATTTGAATGAGTTTTGCCATAAAAATGATTGTTTTTGCCTAAATGGGCAACTTTCATTTTTTGCTTGGTTTCTTCAGAATGTTTAATTCCAAGTCTTAATGTTGAACTTTTTAAGCGTTGTTCTTCAGATTGTTTAAAACCAAAAACACCATCACCGCCATCAGTCAAATTGTAGCCATTAGGCACTTTTGTCTGAAATTGGACAATAAGGTCTTTTTCTATTTCTTTAAGGTTTTCTAGCGTTTTAGCAGAAGCTATAGGCTTAATTTCAAATGCGTCTGCACCATATTTATTAATGGCTTTTGCCAATAATTTTCCGCAACTATTGGACACAAATTTATGCTCATACCAACGCCTAGCTATGCTTCTAGTGGTAATCCCTATGTAAGCCTTGCTATTAACGGTGTTAGTGATGAGGTAAGCCAGCACTTAGTATGTCCCGCCAAAGATGCCTGTTAAGGCTGTTAGTGTACCAACATTATTAATGTCGTTTGTTGCCATATTTAAAGCCCCTGACATCGGTGTTTGACCGTCTGAAGCTACTGATTGAGTTAGTCCGTCAGCAATGTTTTGCATAGTTGTATTAGCCCAACTACTTGTAATAGTTGTGCCTGTAACTACTGGATTACCAGCAGGTAAGGTATATATTCCTGATCCGTTACGGGACATAATTTTTCCTTTATTGTGCTGCCGTTCCAGCAGATTGCATTAGTAACAATTTAGCTAAATTTGCTCTTTCAATTTCTTTAGCAGCCTGTTCTGTCATTTTAGTGCCTTTAGGAATGGTTTTAGCAATCTCCATATAAGAAGCAGCTTCATGAGGATTAAGCAAAGTTTGAGCAAATTGATTTGCTGATTCTTTATTTGCTTTTCCATAAACTACATCGCTTGCTCTTGCCATCAAATTGCCAGCAGTTTCAGAAAGACCACGCCTACGGAGTAAATTAGGCAAATTAATTTGATTAAGCATATTGCTATAAGCCAGTTTTTGTATGGTGTCAGAACCTACACCACGACCAGCATTTTCAGCAAATTGACTACGGGCTAAATCTTGTTTTATTGCGTTTAATGCGTTTAATTTTTCAGGCGAAACAACAGCAGGGTTGATAGCTTCTAAATTTTGTGCAAATTTTCCTGCATATATTTTTTCATTTAATGGATTTATTGCTTTGTTGGCAATATTTTGAATTACATCCATTTCATTAATTGGCTTAGACATTGCTGCGTAAGTTTCTCTAGCCAATTTGTATTCAGGACTAATTTCTTCTTTTTCTAAAAAACCAACTAGACGATCTTTAGCCGATAATAAACCAGCCATTTTGTTTTTTTCGGCTGAACTCATATCAGGTTTTTTAAGACGGTCAATAGCGTCATCAATAGCCAACTTGGTTTGATGCAATCCTTGAATACTACCTTTTGGATTTTTTATATCAATGCCTAAATTTTGGGCATTAATTTGTGCTTGTTTCATTGCATCTTTAATGGCAGGAGTTTTAATCAACTCATTAACTTCTTTAGTTAATTTAGGAGTTAAAGTCATTGTTTTGCCAAAAGCAGCTTTGTATAAATCTTCTGCTGATTGCTCTCTAGCCAAGTTTAATGCGGCTCTTTCACCTTCTGTACCAGCTAATTGATTTAATGCAGCAGCACGGGCTTCGTTGTTAGCAACTTGTCTTGCAGCCATTGTGTTTGTAGCTTCTTGAGAAACTGCGGTAGCAGCCCTTTGTGCGGCAGCAAGACTTGGAACACCAGCAGCTTCTCCAACAGTAGGCATAGAACCTTTCACTAATTCTTTAGCAGCTTTTAAATTAGTAACGGCTTTTTCAGCTTCATTGCCAGCATATTCTCTTAAAGCACGACCAATAATTTTTTCTCTGCCACCTGTATACAAAGGTTCAATTAATGATTTTCCAGCGTTATAACCTGTTTTAAGAACACCACCAACAACAGGAAAAGCAGCACCTAAAGCACTTTGTATTCCAATATTTTGGGCTTTGGCATCTTTAAATTGTTCAGGTGTAAGGCCAACTTGTTCAGGAGTTAAAGCACCTGATAAAGCACCCATTCCTGTACCTTGTGCTACCTTTTGAGCAAAGCTAGGAATCATTCCAGTAGTACTAATACCCATATAAGGTGCGGCTTGTCCTACCATGCTACCAGCTTGATTAACGACGCTTCCTATATCACCCATTTGGGCTTGTGTGCCTTTTTCAATTTGATTAATAGTATTAACCATATTGTCACCAGTATTGCCGCCACCAATGTATTTATCGTACATTTGAACCAATGCGGCTGGTGATTTAGCAATTCCAGTAGCTACATTGACAGGTAAACTAACTGTGCTTGTTAACGCTTGTTGGGCAGATTTTGTAGCACCTGTAGGTGCAGAACCATAAGACGATGTATTTAGCGGTATTCCTTCAGGGGAATACTGAATATCTTGTGCAGCTTGGCTATACATATTACCTTGTTCAGGTTTAGCCAAAGCCATTTTCATTTTGGCTTCAGCTATTGCTATAGCTTGTTGCTGTTCTAAAGATAAATCTGCCATATTAACCACCAAATAATTTGCGTTGGGCAGGTGTCATAAATTCTAATAATTTAGGATCAACTTGCGGAACAACAGGATTTGCAGGATTATTTGGAACGCTTGGGTTTACAGGATTAGTTGGTACTTGATTTTGAGTTAAAAGTTGATTTCCCGAACCAGCGACATTACCCATTAATCTAATTGCTTCTTCTCTTGCTCTTTGTTTTTGCTCAATTTGACCTTGTTTGTCCCCAAGAGAAGGCATCATATTCTTAAGATTTCTTTGAATTTCGTCTTGATTAATACCAGCACCTGACTGAAATCTAATGTAAGCATTTGCAAAAGCATCTGAAGCCTGTTTATATCTTTGTGCATTTTCAGGCATCATCGCATTTCCAGTTGCGGTTGATCCCATAGACAATGTTGCTTGATTTTTAAATGTTGTAGGGTTGAATCCTGATTTTTCTAATTGCTGCATTTCTTTAGTTGAATTCAACATAGTTCCTTGATATAAGGATGCCTTTGCTTGAGTTTCATTTAAAGGATTTTTACCTACTAATTGTTGGCCATTCATCATTACAGGTGCAAGCTGACCTGTTCTGCTATTCATTGTGAATATACCTTGCGGTGTTTCAACGGTGCTAAATGATGGGTGTTCTACTTTAAGATTAGCGGCATAACGCTGATAATCAAGAAGCGAACCTTTACCGCCTGAATCCAACCAATCTTGATAGTTTTGTTTAAGTTCAGTAGGTTTAGGATTAATTGCAGCAATGGCAGATGGGACATATTCTTTTCCAGCACCTGTATAAGACTGTGATGCCAAATCCAATACTTTGTTCCAATCTTTAGCTTTAACTGCTTCGCTAACGGCTTGGTTTTCCATTGTTTTGTAATCACGCAAGTTTTGAGCAACTTTAAGTGCTTGTTCGTCACCTTTTTTGCCTAAATAAGCACCAGCTAACATACTTGTAACTGGGGCTAATTGAGCCGCCCAAGACGGAGCAACATAACGACCACTAATCATTTGACCTTGTGGCTGTTGATTCTGACCCATAAGCATTTCTGCCATGCGTTGTTGTCTGTTTAATTCCTGTTGTTGCTGGAATACTTCAGGTGGCAAAGTGCCAAGATTAGCGTAGTCATTAGCCATAATTATTCTCCGTAACTTCCCCAGCCATTAGCACCCGTATAATAATCACTCATTGGATTATAGGTATTGCTTCCTAATTTTTTAATTTCTTCTTTCATTTCAGGACTTTGTTGAGTACCAAAATAATTAGATATTCTGTCACCAATTGATGCCCCTTTTGGAGCATTTGGATCATTTTTACGCAACATAGATGCCAAAGCTAAAGCACCTGCACCGCCACCGCTTGTTCCATAACCTTGATATTGGGCTAATCTATTAGCATCGCCCAATTGCTGATTCATATAAGCCTGTTGTGCTCCAGCATTTTGGAACACGGGTGACATATTTTTTTGGTCATCTTCCATAAAATACGGTGCTACATTGGCAAAGTATTGATTCATAGCAATCCGTAATCCACGACTTTATAGCCGTCATCAAGAGTTCTGACTGCGTATGGATAGACTTGTTCGACTTCTTGAGCCATGTAACCATAATGAACGCCATGTCCAGCCAATTCACGATCTTTAAATTCATTCTTGTATTCGTATCTGTAAACAGTCAAGCCGTTTTGAGCAACGCCAATTGGTTCAATGTTTTCTTTAGTGCGAATATCTGACATCAAAGCTACTGCACCTAAAGTACCGCCAAGATTCATTAAACCGCCAGTTAAACTAGATTGTGCGGCTGTAGCAGCGTTATTTGCGGCTGTGTTGTAATTACCAGTTGCAGTTGCAGCACCCAATAAATCAGCACCAGCGGTAGTAGCTTGTTGCGGTGCATTAATAAAAGTTGGGTTTTGTACTTGAGCACCAGTACGCAATGCACTTAAAGTATTAAGTGGCATATTGTAGTTGGTCATTGCTTGGTTATATTGCTGTTGTTGAGCAGCATTACCCAAATTAGCATTAGTAAGCTGATTACCAAATTGTTGTTGTGCAATAGCGTTATTAGCTTGTTGCTGTGCTTGAGTATTTTGGTAACCTTGCTGTTGTGCAGCATTGCCAAACTGTGCTCCTTGTAAACCTTGATTAAACAAAGTATTACCAGCACTTAAACCTGACAATTGGGCTTGATTTAACAAGTCATTTTGTTGCATACCCAAGCCCATTTTGGCTCGGTTGTATGCTTCTGTACCAGCTACAACGCCTTGATTGGCCAATTGAGCATCTAAATTGCGTTGTTGAATTTCCATTTGTGGCTGTAAACGAGCCATAAGCAATTGGTTAGCTTTATCCCAACCTTGCATACCGCCAGCATAATCAGTTTGTGTTTGAAGATTAGCTTGACCCGTTAATGGGTTTAAATTAGCTTGTCCAACATTGGTAGTAATTGGGGCTGTTTGTGGGTTAAAACCCTTACCCATTACATTTTGTACATTACCTAATTGGGCATTAATTGTTTGCCCAAGACCTAAACTGGCAGCATTTTGTGTGCCTAAAAGCTGTCTGCCTACATCATTAAGTGAAGTTGTGGCTGTCCAAGTAGGATTTCCATAGGGATCAGAGCCAGTAACAGCATAGTCAAGATTGCCATAAGGAGTGACTTGATTGACACGGTTGGCAGCAGCAGCGGCTCTAGCAGCATCTAAGTTGCCAGCAGCAGTTTCTTGTGCCGCACCCCTATAGTCGGGTGCTGGTGGTGGTGATGGTGGGTCACTAAATACACTACCCATATTACGCTCCTTTAATCTTTCTTAGCGGAGCGTCAATGTCTAACCATTTACATTGCTCTTTCCGCATTGTCAAAATTGCTAAATCCCCATCTTTATGGGCATCTTCAATCAAAACTCTGTCAACAAAGCCAAGTTTTCGGCATAGACGCAGAGATTCTTTATTATTCCCTGCTACTGTTGCTAGTATAACCTTAACTTTCAATATGTTAAAGGGGTAATCGAAAGAAGCCCACAACAAATCCTTAGTAATCCATAACGGATCAATGCTAGAAGTGTGCATATAACAGGAAGTAGGGGTAAAGTCAGAAAATCCTACTACTCCAACAATTTCTCCAGCCATTTCCTGACCTATACAGGTCATATTTTCAGGAAATTTGGTAGATAAACTTTCATCAAGCCATTTTTTAAGATAAGCCTGATTTTCAGTAGTAACCCTACGCACTTACAGTACGCCCCCACGCTCCATTACA